GAACCATCGTATCCGATTTAATTTTCTCTTTCTGTAGTTCTACTTTGGCTTGTTCTAGGGATACCAGTTGCTGTTCTGGAGACTGTGCCTTTCCTAAAGCTTGATTAGCATTCATAACTTCTTGTGCGGCTTTGCCCATTGCCATCTCTATTACAGAAGGATCTTGAGCTTGTTCTGGCGGCATTTGTTTCATCATTCCTTCTGCAATACCATTCATCTGTTCTTGGTATTTCATTACGGAATGTTCTTGTATGTTAGCCTGAAGTATGGGTTGTATCCTCTGCATAATAGGATTAGCTCCATTAGCAGGATCTTGGAGGTAAGCCATCTTAACCTGAATGTGAGCATCATGATTCTGACCCGGAAAGGCTGCTATGGGTATTCCCTTCGTAGCAGCCATGATATCTGATACAGGATCAAGGGGTTTAGGCTCTAGTTTTAAAGGTAATATCTCTTCCAGATTAGGCATATTGGCTGCATGAAGTATTGTCCTATTTAGTGCTTCCAGATTAAACATACCGGGAGGCGACTGTTGAGCCATTTGCAAAGCCATATTAGCCAGCATCATGCGATGGGCATTACTAGGTATGTTAGGATCAGAGACAGGAACAATATCTACTCTTCCATCGAAATCGTTTTTAAAGACACTCCGATCTTCATTAGGAACATCATACGGATATTCATTGGGAAGATAATCATAGTCTATCTTTGCCAGAACTCTGAACTCATCTTTCTGGGATTTATGTAATCGTTTGTGTACCGCCGAAAAGAACTTGCTACTGGCTTCTAGGAGAGCCATTGTCGTACCAACGGGTCCATAGGAGGCAGCATCAGAGATAACCTGCTCTGTGCTATCCGCAAACTTCTGACCCGTAGAAGCTACGAACTGGAGCATCTGGAATAGAGTAGAGGAAGGCTCTTTATAGGGGAGAGGAATAATAGCCTTTGACAAATCCATTCCAGTTGCGTCAACCTCCTTGAACTCACCGGGAGAAATAGGTTCATTGTCACCAACAATCCTAAGTCCCTTGGCCTTGAAACCCCCTTGAAGATTAGCAAACTGACCTGCATCTATTAGGGATCTCATTGCAGCAGTTGCGCTCATTGTTAAATTTCCAAGGAAATGTATCAAGCCCAATCCGTAAAAACCAAAACCGGGAACAAATCGGTAATGGACGAAGTGACTTCGCTTTTCCATACTGGGATCGTCTGGTTCATAGTTTCTACGAATACTGAGTACTTGTCTTGTCTGTTCTTCAACAGTTACAATATAAGGGAGTGATTGATCTTTGTTTTCTATATCTAAATAACAGTGTTGTTCTAATAGAATATATTGGGGATCGTTATCAGCAGAAGGAGACAATCCCAAGATAGTATCCATTTTTTGAGTCAGGGATGTTATATTAGTCTGATGAGGTGTGGGAAGTTCTATATCTTTATAGACACCCCCCAAGATATCTTTCTGTAATTCTACAGGACTTTTGTAAATGACATGTGTATACCTGTCTGCATTCCTGAGATCAGTGGCAAAGTAAGATACATAGAACTGATCTATAGGAATAAATTCTGAGACAGGACGGTTAAGAATAGAACTATAGTATATCTTTTTGAATGCCGATCCTATCAGAGGAAGATGGAAGAGCATTCTCTCAAACTCATCAAAGTATTCAGGCATCTGCTCAGTTAGCTGATAATTCATAAAGTTCTGAACACGATTAGCTTGCATTTGTTTTTCAGGTGTGGAGTTACCTAGTATATTCGCCTTCACTGGGCCTCCGCTAGGAAAGAGTTCCTGAGAAGACTTTGATTGAAACTTGACGGCTGATTCAATTAACAGGGGGTGTACGGCTGTACAGGCTCCTTCAAAGGGTTCCGATCCCGGCTCAAGCTTAAGTCCCAGTAGATCAAAGCCTCGTTCAAACATAGACTCCCATTCTCCTCTGGAATCCTTGTCTGCCTGAAAGTTATCTCTGACATCCGTTGATATGTCAACTAAAGTCTGCTCATCCAGAGTATCTGAAAGATCACTATACCATTCAGCGACATCCTCAGAAGGTTCCATAGATACTTCTTCTTCTTCACTTGCAAAATCTACAACTACTCCACCATCATCTTCAACTTCAAACGTAGCATCAAGCTCTGTTTCAGAAGCTGCTGGTATTACACTGGGAGGTGCTTCTTGCGGTATTTGATCGTAAGGATTTTTTTCAGTAGCCATTATCTATCCTATGTAAAAATATTTCTATTATAAAGAGGATTAACACGAGATTTCATATCTTCATATAGTTTATCTAAAGAAGTAGTTTCAGGACGAGCATCTAAAAATCTTTCAAGAGGGGATCGTTTTTCTTCTACTACTTCTTCAGCAGAAGCTACTTGTACAGGACGAGGTTTTAATTTCTTTGGTACTACATTCTCTCCTCTTAAGCTTCCGCTTTCTATATTACCTCTTTCTGTTTTGCTTGTAAAAGGAATAAGAGTTCCATCCTTTTTTATGTAGACACCTTCTCCATTTACTTTACCTGTTCCCCATATATTCAGCAAGGCTGGTATACCTCCTGCTAGTGCTTGAACTCCTCTAACAGCCATAGGTGTAGCAAGCTCTCCTAACCAATCTCTCCAGCCACGCTCTCCTACTTTAGCTTCAGGCAAGAAGCTTTTAGATTTTGTAACATCTGTAAGACCAAATTTCTCAAATGCTTTGTTTGGATCTGATAAAACAGCATCTACTATACTTTCTCTATACTCTTCACTATCTACAAAATCTTCTGGAAATTTATTTATTTCTTTATTAAATGCTTCTCTTAATAAATCTTGTGTAAGTTTTGTGGCATGTCCGAACATAGCTCCAAATACATCTTGGTTTCCTGCATATGAATCACGGAGAGTTTGTAACATACTAGAACCATACTTATCTATAGCTCTATCATAATCTACATCTGCACTAAATAACTCTTGTGTAACTGGATCACGCCGACCACCGGGATAGTTTGCTAGGTGTTGATTTATAAATCTCCTTCTAGCTCCTGCATCTTGACTATGTTGTTCTTTCGTTTTAAATAAATCTATATCTCCTGATGCTATTAAAGCATCTCTTGCTTCAGTAGTACCTACAGGAGATCCTACTATACTGTCATCTCCCCATATACTTCTCCTAGATACTGTATCTGATGGTATAAGTCCACGTTGTTTCGCCATATAAGCTTCACCAAAAGTAGTAGCGTCAGATGGTTTATAATCATCATCTATATTATATCCTGTAGCTACAGTATGGCCCGGATCAGCTTTCGTATCAGCAGCGTAATCATAACCTCCTGTTGGTCCCCAATCCCAAGAATAGTCCTCATCTGTCGCATAAGCAGGTTTACCCAGTACCTTCTTACCACTCCCACCCATCTTTTTAAGTACTCTCTCTTCTTGTGGGTTGGCCCAGACAAGTCTGTGTGGCTGTCCGTTTATATTGATGGAGTCATTTAAATCAGATATACCACCACCCGAAGCTGCTTTAGAGGGACGTACATATCCGGGTTTTCTATACCTTTCCATATGATATCTAGGTCTATCACGCATATTCCTTACATCTACTCTGCCGCCTAACGGATCTAAAATTTTATCTAGTACTTGTTTACTTACAGGTTCCACTAGATAAGAATCATCTTCACCTATTATACCCTGCATTCTGTCCCAAACTTCTTTTTCTTTAGGTGTAAGAAAATCCTGATGCCCTGCTCTAATTTTATCTATAACATCAGCTTCCGTATTATAATCAGGAGTTTGGGTTGGCCCTTCTTTAACTCTATCATAAAAAGGTTTATTAAAATGTTCCTGTGTATGAAGAACTCCTCTCATGAACTCTTCTTCACTTATTACATCATCTTGAGGATCATAATAAGGTTTTTCCCAATTTATTCCACCATATGCTTGGGGAGATCGTCCCATCCCACCCCATGAAAAATCATCGAGAGTTACCTTTTGATGTCCACCCATTGCTCCGGGAGACATTCCCATTCCACGCCATATCCCTAACCTGTCCCATATATCTGGATGTGAGGGGGAACCCCACCCTCTTTTTTGTGGAGTTTCAGTCACATCTGGTTGTCGTTGTGGTCTTCGAGGAGGAAGTAAAGGTTCCCATCCTTCACCTCTAGGACTTCCCGGTGGACGAGGAGCTACTCTTACTCCTGCTGGTCTAACAATAGCAGTTTCATCGTCTGTTCTTGTATCACCGGGATCTGTATATCCTTGCCACTCCTGCATTGTTGCTACATCTTCTGGAGTATAACCAAAACCTCCACCTCCTTGTCTATATACTATATTCTCATTTAGATTGGAAAGACCGCCCCCACCTCGCATGGAGATAGTTATTTGAACTGGTTTAGGCATTAGCTTATCCATTGCTATTTGAGCAGCTATATCATAAAGTTTTGATTTGTGCATAATAATTCCTCTCTTAGTCCCTACTCTATTATATCATAATATAAACCGTTTCCCAAATTAAAATGTCCAGTACGTCTTTTTAGCTTCGGAAGGTTCATCTTCAAATTCTGGATCATCGGGATGGGTTAGGTGCCAAGACTCCTTTAGGTAGTGTACGGCCATTGTCAGAGCATCTACTTGGTCATCGTGAGCCGCATTGGGAAACCTGATCAGTTCTTCTATCAGATCCTCAGACCACTTCTTACCTTTTGGTATCCATAACCTCCCTGCTTCCATGATAGGAGAAGCCGCATAAACTCTGGATACCTTATCTCTATCTGGATTGTATTCCATTACTGGTAGTCCTGCTCTTCGCATATCTTGTATCAGGGATTGTCCTGATGCTTTCTTCTCTATCATACATACATCTGGTCTGTGTTCATTATATAACTTCTGTGCTATCTTCCGTAGTTCTGGATATTCAAACCGTCCCTTTATATTTCCCAGAAGGATTAACTGGGAAGCATAACTTTCCCTTCCCACTTCATCATGATCATATAAATGAAAGATACCCCATGTCTGTATAACACTATAATCTGCTGTAGTACGAGTAGAGAAGGCCGTATCATATGTTTGTATAACAAAATCACAGGTAGGAGGCTCATCTTCTTCCCATGACTGTAACCATTTCTTTTTTATTAAGCCTCCTTCTTCAGGAGTAGGATCTTGCATATAGAGAGAGTTCCAGTAGCGGCTACCGTTACTTGCCTTAATCTCATTCTCATCTATCTGAAGTACTTCCTTTGGTTTCCATTCGGGGAAGTAACTGCTACCTACAGGTAAATCCAGTAAGTCTGCCGCATTTTCATCCAGCCATGCAGGGATTTTAATTACATCCCACGGGATTGTCTTGTATTCGGACATATCTTCTTCTTGTTTCAGGAGCCATCCACACAGATCATCGTAATGGAATCTGGTATTTATTATTACGATAGCTCCGTTAGGCATGATACGTGTTCTTAATCCTGCTGGATACCATTCTTTTATATACCTTCTACCTGCATCGGAGAAGGCATCTTCTTCAGACATCACATCATCAAGGATAGCTACATGCGCTCCCCGACCTGCTATCTGTGATCTGACACCAGCAGCATAGTAAGTACCGCCTTGGTTTGTCTTCCACTTTCCTGCTGCACGGACATCACTCTTTAATTGTACTCCCCTGAATACTTTCTGGAAATCTTCTGTGTTGACGACATCCCTCACGGACCTGCCAAAGTCAGAAGACAACTGATCACTATGTGATACTGTTAGTATTTCATGTTGGGGATTCCTCCCTATATACCAAGCAGGGAAAAGCTTTGAGCATATAACAGACTTGGAAGAACGAGGAGGAAGAAAGACCATCAACCTTTTTATTTCTCCCTCTTCAAGCTGCTTTAACTTGTTAGATATAATTTCTATATGACGACCCATCCTAAAATCAGACACAATAGAAGGAGCCATCATTCTAACAAAGGTTAGAAAGTCATCTTTAGATTCCTGTTCTATTTTTTGAGAGAGAAGTCCTTTAAGATTTATAAAAGGCTCTAAGTAATTCTCTTGAAGTTTATCCATAATACTATTATACACTACAATTACTAAATCTACAATAGACATACTAAAAAAAATATAAAATATTTCTCACTACTTCTATTTAATTCTACTATTACTTAAGTAGCGGATCTGTATGATGATTGGTCCGTAGATTTTTGAAAAAATTTGAGAGGTCTGTTTTATATATATTACGGGCAGGCGTTTTCTTTGGGCGGGGGGACGCAAAGACCC